TGGCTTTTCGCGAGCCGAGTAAGAGAATCACGAAGAACAATAAGACTTCGCAGAAGGGCGAGGCTCTTAATACGGTAATTAACTGGAAGAACACAACGAACAACGCATACGACGGTGAGAAGCTTCACCTGTTGTATCTGGATGAGGCAGGAAAATGGGAAAAACCTACAGACATAAGGGACGCATGGAGGATTCAGCGGACCTGTTTGATCGTCGGTCGAAAGGTCGTCGGAAAAGCAATGGTGGGAAGCACCGTAAATCCGATGGACAAGGGCGGAAAAGAGTACAAGGATCTATGGGCGGATTCGGACCCAATGGATCGGAACGCGAATGGGAGAACGAAGAGTGGCCTGTATAGGCTCTTCGTCCCTGCTTATGAATCACTAGAAGGATTTTTTGATCTCTATGGAAAACCGATTGTGGATGATCCCGATAGTCCTGTGGACGGTCTTGACGGTGATAGTATTACTCAAGGGGCGCGGACGTACTTAAAGAACGAACGCGACAGCATGAAGCACAACCCGTCTGAGCTTAACGAGATAACTAGACAGTTTCCGTTCAGCGAAGATGAGGCCTTCAGAGACAGTATCGACGGAAGCATCTTCAACATAGGAAAAATCTACCAGCAGATACAGTACAATGATGAGCTGTTCCCCAGCCCCGTTGTTAGAGGAAACTTCATCTGGAAGAAGAAGGACAAGGAGGTTGTGTTTTCTCCAGACGTTAACGGGAGGTTCCGCGTGGCTTGGATGCCACCGACGGAACAGAGAAACGTCATAAAGAACGACAGGGGAAAGATGGTTGCCCCATTTGCTGACAGGGGGTGCGGAGGGGTCGACTCATACGACCTCGACGCAACTGTAGATGGCAGGGGCTCGAAGGGCGCTCTGCACCTGTACAACAAGTTCCACATGGACAACCCATCAAACATGTTTGTCGTAGAGTATGCCTCACGTCCAGACCTAGCTAAGATCTTCTATGAGGACGTGCTTATGGCTGCGTTCTTTTATGGGTACCCACTACTCGTCGAGAACAACAAGTACGGCATTGTAAGGTACTTTGAATCAAGAGGTTACGATGGCTACTTAATGAATAGGCCAGAACATCTGAAGACCCCAAACTCAAAGGTTAACGTAAAGACCAAGGGAATCCCATCCAACTCTCAGGACGTGATTCAGGCGCACGCCCAAGCCATCGAGGCATATATACATGACCACGTCGGCGAGAACTACGACACAGGAGAATATGGGAAAATGTACTTTAACCGTACATTAGAGGACTGGATAGGGTTTAAGATTAACGATAGAACCAAGTACGACTTGACAATCAGTTCTGGGTTAGCTTTGCTGGCAGCTCAGAAAGTAAAACAAAAGCCGAAGTCCGACTTTGCGGAGAAGGTGTTTTTCCGCAGATATAAGACCATCGGATGATTTAGTATATTTGCAAAAATGTATAGTACTGGCAACATCAATAAGAAGGGGAGCTTTCCAGACCCCCTTGCCGAAAGAGAGGTTAAGTCTTCGAAGGAGTACGGCTTGCAGTACGCTAGAGCAATTCACTCTCAGTGGGGGAAGCAAACGGACTCTACGTCCCTGATCGGTAAGCGCAACAAAATCTTTGACAGGAACAGAGATTACGCTAACGGGAATCAGGATACATCTATATACAAGCAGCTGCTTAACTCATTGTCTCCCAACAAGGGAGATGGCAGCCTGCTAAACCTTGACTTTACCCCAGTACCCATCCTGCCGAAGTTTGTTCGCGTGGTTGCGAACAAAATCCTGTCTCGTGATCCATACCCAAATCTGGAGTCAGTAGATCCGCTTTCGTCTTCTGAGAAGAACAAGAGGAAAGACAGGGTGAGAGTACAGGTTGAGAACAGGGATGCGCTGATGACTCTTAAGGAGTCTACAGGCATCGTACTCGACATGGACCCCGACCAGCTGCCTGAATCTCTTGAGGAGGCAGAGATCTTCTTGGACACAAACATCAAGACCGATGCAGAGGTTGCGGCACAGATCGCAACCAACATGACGCTTCAGTGGTCTAATTTCAACGATACAATCTACAGGCGCTGCGTTAACGACATCGTGACGCTGGGAATCGCTGTTACAAAAAGGAACAACGATCCATCCTATGGGATTGACGTTCAATATGTTGACCCAATTAACTTCGTTCATAGCTACACGGAGGATCACAACTTTGAGGACCTGGTGTACGCTGGCCACGTAGAGAGAATCTCCATCGGAGAACTCAAGAGAAGAATCGGTGGCGAGATTAGCGAAGAGGAGTTTAAGGAGATTGCTCAAAAAGTAAAGACCTCCAACGGAAACGACGCGGCTGACTTTGCTAGGACGAGATACGATGAGCGCATGCAACGCACCGAATACGGGTACGACAACTACATGGTTGACTTGCTTTCGTTTGAGTTCATCTCTGTTGACTGCATCTACTTTGAAGAGAAGAAAAACAGGTTTGGCAACTCCAACTTCTACATGAAGGGGTTTGAATACAAGGAGCGCAAGAACTCTGTTTTCGAGAGAACCCCTCATAAGATGGAAGTCGCCTCTGTGTATGGAGGTAAATACATCATTGGGACAGACAAAGTGTTTGACTACGGCCCGATGAAGAATGTTCCAAAGAACGTTCACGACATCAGCAAGGCTAAGATGTCTTACTCTGTCGCCGCGACAAACATCCGCAGGATGATCCCCAAGTCTATGGTGGAGAGCTGCACTGGCTTCGCAGACATGCTTCAGCTGACCCACCTTAAGATTCAGCAGGCCGTGGCCAAGGCTAAGCCAGACGGCTTGATCATTGACATCGAGGGCCTGGAGAATGTACAGCTCGGCAAGGGCGGAGAGCTTCAGCCACTTGAGCTGCACGACATCTACGAGCAGACAGGTGTGTTCTACTACAGGAGCAAGACCCCCGATGGAGCGCCATCAGGACCACCGATTCAGCAGATCCCCAACGCAATCCAGAACATCAACGAGATGATTGCGCTGTATAACCACTACATGCAGTTGATTCGTGACACAACGGGAATCAACGAACAGATGGACGGTACCACCCCTAAGGGTGACGCCCTTGTTGGTGTTCAGCAGATCGCCATCCATCAGGGCAACAATGCAATACAAGACATCACGAACGCATCCCTTTCTCTCTACAAGAGGGTCTGTCAGGATATTGTTAAGTGCATTCAGATCGTCCCAGAAGACTCGGTGCTGTATAACATATACACCAACGCTATCGGTGAGTCCAACATGGGGGTTCTTAATTCGTTTAAGGACTTGCCCATGTACAACTTCGGCGTTATGGTGGTCCGCGAGATGGAGGACAAGGACAAGGAGTACCTGGAGCAGAACATTCAAATGGCTATTCAGCAGGGACAGATTGATCTTGAAGACGCCATGTCTATCAGGAACATGAAGGACATCAATCAGGCTGAAAGGCTTTTGATTCTTCGCAGAAAGAAGAGGATGAAGACTCAGCAAGATCAGGCTACTCAAAATTCCCAGACCCAGTCTCAGTCAGCTATGCAGGCTCAGCAACAAGCAGCCCAGGCCGCTCAGCAGCAGACACAGCTTGAGGCACAGGTAAAGCAGCAAGAGATGCAGATGAAGCATCAGTTTGAGATGCAGCTTTTGCAGGCTAAGCACGAGATGAACAAGGAGCTTGAGATGATTAAGGCTCAGGCTACCCTCGGGTTCCGCGAGGATGACCAGAACTTCAAGGAGAAGATTGAGGTCATGAAGGAACAAAACAAGTCCGACAGACAGGACAAGCAGATTGCGGCTCAATCAGGCGAACAACAAGAATTAGAAATCTATGAGCAAGCAGAGCCTCAAGGACAAACTTAAGAGATACGGACTCTCTGGGCTCAACAAGCCCAAGAGGTCCCCTAAGGGAAAGAAGTCCCACGTAGTTGCTGTCAGAAAAGACGGCAAGGTTAAAATCATACGCTTCGGTGAGCGAGGAGCCAGCACGGCTGGTAAGCCTAAAGCTGGCGAGTCTGCCAAGATGAAGGCCAAGCGTAAGTCATTCAAGGCGCGCCACAGAAAGAACATCGCTAAGGGGCCAACGAGTGCAGCTTACTGGGCTAACAAGGTTAAGTGGTGATGAAGATCCTCAAGAGAAAAGTATCAGTAGACCCGCCTAAGGGTTACCACTGGATGGAAGATGGTGGCAGATACTACCTCATGAAGGGGGATTACAAGCCACATCCAGGCGCAGTAGCAAAGGCTCAGTTCAAAACAGTTACTCATGGCAAAAAGTAAAAGCAGAGTAAACGAGGCTGGTAATTACACAAAGCCTTCGCTCAGGAAGAGATTGTTCAATCGCATTAAGGCGGGCACCAAGGGTGGAAATGCTGGGCAATGGTCTGCACGCAAAGCGCAGATGCTGGCCAAGCAGTACAAGGCCGCAGGCGGAGGATACAGGGATTGATGCCACGGCTCAAGAAATCACAGAAGTCTCTAAAGGACTGGACGTCACAGAAGTGGATGACCTCTGGAACTCACGCAAACAAAAAACGCGGTAGCTCCAAAGAGGTTAAGTCTTCTGGTAAGAGGCGCTACCTGCCTAAAGCGGCATGGGACGCCTTGTCCGCTTCCGAGAAAGCATCAACAAATAGATCGAAGGCTGCAAGCAAAAAACAATTTGTAAAGCAGCCCAAGTCTGTGGCCCGTAAAACTGCGCGTTACAGATAATTACTATATTTGCAGAAATAACAAAACACAAATGGCCACTACTACTGTTACTCTCTCAATCACAAGCGCAGATCTGACTACGGATGCGCTTTCCTTGAGCAACACCAAAAACCTGTTTAACGCAGGCACCTCTACGGGTATGTCTCAGGTTGAGGGCGTTGCAAGAAAGTTTTTGGCTGGGGACGCTTCTAATCCCCAGAACTACGTTATTGGTGACGCAAGCGCAGCCAAGTTTACTGCTGGTGGCGCAACCAAGATCTACATTAAGAATACATCTACCGTGACATCTGACTACCTCACGGTTATTGTTGGAGAGGACTCGGGCGCTGGAAACGGAACCTACACTGGTCAGGAGCTGGGTAGGCTTTATGGGGGTGACTTCTTGTTTATCCCATGGTCTGCCGTGACTACTTCAACCCCAGACTCTGACATCATTGTTCAGACTCCAGCCAACTCTCTCAACCAAGAGGTCGAATACCTTGTAATCTTTGAATAATGGCAACAACTACAGCTACACTCACGCTTGCTAGCGCAGACCTCACTGGTGACGCCTTGTCTCTCAGCACCACCGCTACGCTCACGAAGCACAACAGCGACACTGGTCTTGATTACACAACAGGCGTAAACAGAATTACATACGGAAGTGCTCAAACCAATACCAACCTTATTGCTGCAGCCGATTACAACGACACGACGAGAGCTCACAAGATCTACATTAAGAACTTGTCGACGAGCAACTCTGACACCGTGACCATTGAGGTCGGGGCATCAAACGTGGTTGTTGGAAAGCTTTACGGCGGAGACTGGGCGTTCCTTCCGTATGACGGAACGAACGATATTGACGTGTCAACTAGCGGTGCTCTCAGCGTTGAGTACATGGTAATCTATCAGCAGTAATGGCTTCTGTTAACGTAACACTGAACATCAGTAGCCCTGACGTGCTAAGTACAAATGTTGCGCTAAGCAGTTCGTCATCGCTTACCGTTGACTCTGGAACCATCATAAGGGCAAGGGTTGCCGACACGACAGGTGCCGTGGCTGAGACCAGCGGAGGCGCTGGCGACGGGCAGCTGAACGGCGTAACTGTGTACAAGGCTGCCGACAAGAAGGTCTCCGCCTACGTTTTTGTGAGAAATCTCGCTACAGAGTTTGAAGACTTTGTTTACGTGTACAACTCAACAGACAGTGACTTGACTTTCGGGGCTCTTGTTGAGGCGTCTGTAGCGAAGATTGGTGGTGGGCAGTTTGCTTTTATCCCTGTTGCGGTGGATAAGACATTCAAGGTGTACGGCACCAAAGCAAATCAACTCGTTGAATATGGAGTCTTCGGTAACGATGACCCAGCTAACACTCTCGGATAATGGCACACATAGAAGCATCACTACCAAAGAACACCTACATAATTGACGCAGGCGCATCTAGAAGAGATGGTCAGCCAGTAAGGGGTAGTTTCTTTGCAATCACCTGCTCTATTCCTGGGTCGGTAAAGCTTAAGGGCGCTGGCATATATAAATTTGTTGATGTGTCTGTGTCTGTTGTGGACTACCTAAGCTATATAGACCCATCCACTGGTGAAAGATTTGTCGACGATGCAGCGATGACGGCTGCTGGTGACGGTTTTTACGAGCTCCTAGACACCATCGAGGACACTGTCCCGATGATTGCTGGACAAACCATTTACGGTAAGTTCACCGAAGTGGGGTCTGACGGAACCTTTACTGGTTTCGCGTACGTAGGATAAATACAATAACACTTAAATACAATGGAAGAGAACACAGCTCCAGAAGTACAGATCTTTGACAATCCTGAAGATCTGGCTGCATCTATGAATGCAGAATCATCACAGCCTCAGGAATCAACCTCAGAGGTTTCGCAAGAACCAACGACTCAGCCCGTTGAGTCTACGCCATACGTAGACCCAGAGGCCGCTCCAGTTCAGGAGTCAGCTCCTGCCCCAGAGCAGCCACAGTACGACGCCATGGTTGAGACTTCACCAGAGCCTCAGTACCAGCAGCCTCAGTACACACAGCAGGACATGGACAACCAGGTTCTTGCATACATGAGCCAAAGGCTCGGCAGACAAGTAAACTCTTTCGAGGATTTCAGTCAACCTCAGGTCAACGAAAGCGTCGACGCCATCAACCGCTTCGTCCAAGAGACAGGACGTTCGCCACAAGATTGGTTTAGATATCAGACGTTGAATCCAGAGGCAATGGATGATCTCACCGCCGTAAAGGTGGCTGCGGCTGCAGGTTACAAAAACCTGTCACCGCAGGAGATCGACATGCTCGTAAGAGACAATTATAAAATAGACGCTGAAAAGCACGGGGAAGAGACGGCAAGACTTGCCGCTCTTCGTCTAAAGATTGACGCCGAACAGGCGCGTAACGAGATCCAGGAGATTAGAGATCAGTACGCAGCCCCTGTCCAAAATCAGTCTGATGACGAGCCTCTGTTTGATCGTCAATGGGTCGTCAATATGGCCAATGAGTTTGATGCAGTCGAAGGGTTGGAGTTTGACCTCGGAGACGGAAGCAACATGACTTTTGGCTTGAACGACCAATATCGCCGTTCCATGATGGAAAGAGGCGCTAGACTAGATGAGTTCTTTGACCCCTTCTTTAGGGAAGACGGGAGCTTTGACTACGATGGTCTTGCTACGCAGATGGCAGTTCTCGACAACATTGACACCATTGTGCGCGCTGCGTACAACAAGGGTCGTGGAGACGGGCAACGCGGTCTTGTAAACAAGGCGGCCAACGTAGGTACAGTCCAGCCAACCTCTGGAAGCGTGTATAATTCTAACCCGCTTGGCGAGCAGGTTAAAAACTTGATGAGTAAAAACTCTGATAGATTAACATTCAACATCTAAAAAACTAAACTATGGCTAATATTACAGGCGCTACTATCGATCAGGCCCCAGCGAGTCTTAAGCTGACCCCCGATAAGTACACCACTCTTAACGACCTCGTTAAGACCACTAAGGACTTTGTCCTTCCTGACTTGGTTCAGTCTTACGGCGACCAAGGCATTACTGGATTTTTGAATCTCGTTGGCGCCGTTAAGGGCGGCGGTACTTCCGACATGATCGACTGGTGGGAATCTGGTCGTCGTCACAAGGTTGTCGAGGCCACTGCTGCTCAGCAGACCTTGACTACTGGTGCGACCCCAGCTACTGGTAAGTTGGTTATCGACTTCGGCTCCGCTGACGACAACCTCGATGCAGGTATCAGAAAGCAGGACGTCGTTATGGACGCCGCCACTGGTACTCGCTGGATCTGTGACGCTACTCCAGACGCCTCTGGAGTCGTCCTGAAAAAGCTCGACGGAACAAACGTTGCTACTGCTGATACCGACGCAACCACGGACTCTAAGTTTATCGTCTTGGGCAACATGTACGGACAGGGTACGGCACAGCCCGATCGTTTCTGGGATTCAGACGTCAAAAAGCGTCAGAACTCATTCATGATCGTAAAGGATCGCTACCAGGTCAACGGCTCTCAGGCAACGAACATTGGCTGGGTCAACCTCGGCAATGGCGACTACAGATGGTTCATTTACGGCGAGCAAGAAGCGCGTAGACGCTTTGAAGACCGCAGAGAAATGATGTTGCTCTTCGGTGAGAAGACTACGACTACGGATGCTGATGCTGCTGCCGACCAGGCTGGTGGAGTCTTCGGATCTGAGGGTTACGTCTCTGCCATCGAGGACAGAGGCATCGTCATCTCTAACGCGAACGCAAACCCAATGGACAGCTTCTCTGAGTTCGACGACTTGATCTTGCAACTCGACAAGCAGGGTGCTCCTTCTGAGTACGCCATGTACTTGAACAGAAAGCAGGACCTCGCTATCGACGACATGCTTGCTACGGGTATCGCTACTGGTGTTACTGCAGGCTTGGCTGGCCAGTTCGGTGCGTTCAACAACGACGCCGACATGGCTGTGAAGCTTGGCTTTAAGTCATTCACTCGTGGTGGTTACACTTTCCACAAGCATGACTGGAAGCTCTTGAACGACCCCACCCTCTTGGGGGCAGGCGACTACTTGCAGGGCGCTATGATTCCTTTGACCAACGTTACAGACGCTCGTTCAGGTGCTAAGGCTCCTGCACTCGCTATGTACTACAAGGAAGCAAACGGCTACTCTCGCGAGATGGAGCACTGGGTAACTGGTGGTGGTGTCTTGGGACACAACAACAACGGTGACAGCGGTGAGGATACGGCAACGTTCCACTACCGTTCAGAGATCGCTCTCTGCACCCGCGCTGCTAACCAGCACGTTATCATTAAGGGATAATTAACCTGAAGGGATGAGTGAGGGCCTTAGAGCCCTCACTCTAACTTCACAAACTGTTCATCATGGCTACATTTAGACACGCTACACCAGGTTCAATAACCGCCACAAAAAGGGTTATCGTATCTGACGCAATTACGGACAGTGGTTCTACGGAGATTGAGATTCAGCAGCCCGCAAACAGCATTATTACTGGTTGCTACGTTCGCTTTTTGGACGACATCACTGTTGCCTCTGGAAACGTTGGTTTCAAGATGGGTACCGTAACGGGAGGTGACGAGGTTGTTGGCTTGGATGCTGACGGCTTTTTGGCTGCAGGTACGGACATCCCAGCTGGGACCATCTACACTCTCACCACAAAGGAGGCGGTTGGGTTTCAGTCTCACGCCTCGGCAACTCCATCTGCCTCAGTCACTACCGACGACAGAACTCTTTTCTTTACGTTGAGCGCCACTACTGCCGCTTCTACGAACGGAAGAGTTGAGATTACTGCTGAGTACAGAATCTTGGACTAATCGTTTTTTTGCAAACTGAAATAGGCCCTACGGGGCCTTTTTCTTTTTACTATATTTGCAGTAGTTAAATCGAATGAAGAAGTTTTTTCTCTTTAGGCAGGAAGCGGTTGGTGCCGCTAGCATACGGACCTCGGACACTGGTCTCGGGTTGAGCGTATTCGTCATACCTGTAGACAAGCTTTCCTTTATTACAGCCACAGAGGGTGAGATCCAGATGGTGTTTGACGACGCCACAATCTATCAGGAGTCGGCGCTGTACACGGGGGAGGCTATTGAAAAGACTGCCGTTCTTGTTGCTTGCAAGGTCGGAGAAGAGGTGAGGGCAATAGACGACATCATGAAGTTTATGTCGTCAGACTCATCTGCCAACAGATTCATGAGATTTGACGGGGCTACTGGAGGATACTCCTCTAAGTATGTAGACACGACGTCCCCACAAACCGTTGTCCCCAAGGTTAAGCCAAACCCCATCAACGTTCAGACGAGTAAGAGAAGCTTTGGGGATGCTGACGCTATCGCTGCAAATACAGTAGCTGGCATCAACTTCAACTACACCCAGCCGTTTATCGACTACAGCCACGATGGCATCAATGGATTGTCTGACGGACAGGAGATCGCACACTCAAGCCACATCTGGACAAACGGAGGGACAGGTGGCGCCACCTACAACATCACTTCGAATGAGGGTACTCCGACGTGTGTAGACCCAGACGTTAGAGACTTTGGGTTGTCATTTAAGGGGGCGTTCTTTAATGAGGGAGATTACTTCTACGTGCCCACAGCAAAGTTTGCTGATGACTACACGGCTTACATCGTGATAAGCAATCAGTACGTACAGAACAAGACTTACACTAGGACCGTAGACCAAGTATCTCCATTGACTAGCGATAAGATTATTTTCAGCGACACCAACACTGCTGCGGGAGCTGCTATCGGCGACAGGGTCTACAATTCAGCTGGAGAGGATTACGGGGTTATCACTGCCCTAAACCCCGACGGGGACAACACGAGGGAGATTCGAGTGAGCGCTACTGTCGACATTATAAACGGCGAGGTCATGACGTTTAAGCGCACGCCGTTGTTCAATCAATACTTTAGTGTTGTTTATGGAGACGAGGCTGGAGAGGCGATAGGCCCAGGGAGCAGGGTGTATGACTCTGGTGCTGCTGGAAAACTGTACCTCACAAAAGACATTTTCTCTATTAGGCACAGTGGGGTAACCGATGTCCCCTTGGAGATTAAAGCCGATGGCCCAATATATGGGGACACATCAGAGACCGATTACGACCCATGCCACGTCTTTATCATTCGCAGAGACGAAAAGAATAGGATATTCATCCACGACAGGACGGGAAGAATTGTTGCCGAGTCTCCAGCCATCAAGGCTGGGTCTGGCAACACTACGGGTAAGCTCAAGGTTGAGCGCCTAGGCACGACTGCAGACATTGTTATCAATAACCTGAACAAGGTTGTGCTCGGAAGATTTGGGGTCATCCCTCAAGACATAGGATACAATGAGTCAGTCAGGTTGGCTGACGATCTTTACCAATTATATTCAACAAAATAATTTAATCATGTCAGAAACGACAATCAAGAAGTCTCCTGGTAGACCGAAGGCTGCGACGGCAAACGCCATCCCAGCAACCCCAAAGACTGAGGCCCCCGAGCCCCAGACGAAAAAGCGCACCATTAAGCGCAAGGAAATCAATCAATCTGCTAACAGCGAGTATGAAATTATTCGCGGGGGAGGAGTAGTGTTTATGCTGCCTCAGAAAGGGGTTACTGTATTCGACAAAGACGCCAGTACTGTAAGAGAAATGAGATACTGTCCCAACGAGCCAAGTATTTGGAGGGACGAGCAAAGCGAAAATGCAGTTAGAAAGTCTGTGGTATTTGAAAATGGCAGAATTTTTGTGCCATTTGATAAGCCCAACCTGAAAGAGTTTTTGGAAAAACACCCAGGTAACTCTCAGAATGGGGGAAGCACATTTAGGCTTGTCAACAAGAAGCGAGATGCCGAGAAGGAGCTTGAAAAGGAGTTTAAGCTTAATGAAGCCGTGGCGTTGGTTAGAGACAAAGACATTAACGACCTCTTGCCTATTGCCATTTACTTCAAAATCAGCATTGACTCTCCAGTGTCCGAGATTAGATACAATCTTTTGAACATCGCAAAGAAAAAGCCTAACGAATTTATCGAGGCGTTCGACTCCCCAAGCGTTCAAACAAGAGCCACGATTCAACAGGCGGGTAGTTATCAAATCATCAAGCTGGCCAAAGATGCAGTTCGGTGGTTCGACTCTAACTCGATGATTGTATCCGTCCCAGCGGGCATGGAGCCGACGGACGTGATGGTTAGATTTTGTCTCACAGAGAAGGGAGCCCCTGTTCTCTCGGACATTGAAGAACGGCTAGATAAGCTAGCCTAATGCAGAGCTGACAACGCAAGAGCCACCTTCGGGTGGCTTTTGTTTTTTGTATATTTGTGGCTATGGTAAGCGTAATAGAAGTATATACCATACTCAAGAACTTGGCGAACAAGGAGCAAAAGGGTTTCATTACTCCTGATGTTTTCAATTCGTTCGCTGCAGTTGCTCAGAGAAACATCATCAACGAAATGTTTGATGAGCTTGAGGGCAACAAGAGAAAAGCCCAGGCAGGCCAAGACCTTCCTAGGAGAAGATCGTCTTATCAGGCGCTCAAAGAAGATGTGGCTAGCTACATCAAGTCAAGCACGTCTTCGGCGTCAGACGGGATACACGACATCCCTAGCGACTGCAGGAAGATCATCAACATCAAAAGCGGGTCAACTGTTGTTGACTTGGTTTACGATGTGGAGATCATGGACCACATTAACTCAAGCACGTTGTCTGCTCCAACGACAACGTTCCCCGCTGCCTTGATTACGGGGGTGATTGAGACGTCACCTGCCACATCCGAGATTAAGATTACCTATTATAAAAACCCCGCCGTAAACCCACAGCTGGCAACGGGGCCTAACAACACATTCGATACAGCCAACAGCGTGGACTTTGACCTTCCAGAGGACTATGCGTCGGAGGTTGTTTACGAGATTGCTAAGCTTCTAGGAGTCAGACTTAGAGACCAGAACATTCAGGTCTTTGGCACGCAAGAAGCACAGCAACAATGAGCCAAAATACAGTACCACTTAACGAGGTAATCAGCGACTTCAAGATTACCATGGACGACTCGGATCACGTTGCAAACGTGAGCGATAGAGCTATGCACAACATTGCAAAGCGAGGCCTTCGAGAGATAGGGTTTGACATCAGCAAAAAGATTAAGACCGTAAAGCTTGACGTGGAGTCCAACGACACAGTTAATCTGCCCAACGATTTTGTAGATATCTGCAAGGTTGGCCTTATCACTGAAGATGGCGTCATTGTTGCCCTAATCTCAAACGAAAACATCACGACCCTTTCTGCCACGGCTAACACTGTCGGCGAGGACAACGAGTTTGACACGTTGATATTTGAGAACTACCTGCACAATGGTACACTTGGCAGGTTGTACGGTATTGGAGGTGGACACGCTCCAGGCCATTATAAGCTTAATCTAGACCAAAACAGAATCGAAATAGGTCAAGTGTCCAATATCTCCGAGATAGTGCTTGAGTACGTCTCAGATCAAGCGAGAGCGGACAATCCTGATGTACACGTCTATGCCGAAGAAGCATTAAGGTGCTACATGTATTACAAGCTTATTGAAAGAAAGTCGGGTGTACCTGCCAATGAGAAGCAGAGAGCTCGCACTGAATACTACAATGAATTGCGTAAGGCTAGAGCGAGGCTCAGCTCGTTCACTAAGGAGAACGCGCTGGCCACGATTCGCAAAAACTTTATGCTGGCACCTAAATACTGATGATAGACAAGCTTCAACCACGTAAACTGGACAGGGATACAGATCAGAAACTTGTCCAGAAGACGGCGATGATTGACGCCCTAAACGTCTACGTCGACGAAAACCTAAGCGGTTCTGACGGGGCGGCAGGAGTACTCAAACCGATTCTTGGCACAGCGGGCCTCGGCTTTACTGATGGATTTGAGTTCGAGGAAGACTCTGACGTTCGGGTTCTTGGCAGCACTGTCGACGACCTGACTAACGTCCTATACTTTTATGTTTGGTCTTCTACAGCTTCGGAGCAAGGGGTATATGCCTACGACCACGACTCGGTGTTGTCTGACGACGGGGGCCTCAGAAAGATATTTACCTCGGAGGTGTTTAACTTTCCTCCCAACGGCTTCGTTAAGGGTGACGTTGTTTACAAGAGGGAGCGAGATCGACCTTCGGGGTCTTCTCTCCCTGATGTGGACTCTATTCTGTATTTTACAGACGGGGTAAACGAGCCTAGAAAGCTTGATATTTACAGGGCTATTTTCGGGCCGATACCATCGCTAGACATTGCGGACATGCCCACCGATACCCCGTACAAAGTTCACGATGTCTTGTGCGCCTGCCCAAAGGTGCCAATGGGTAATGTTGATTACGTCTTTGCTGCCGACCCAGCCAAGGAGGTGAGCAACTTTGAGAATGTGCCTGGGGTTCAGTTTGCCATTCAGGGCGTTTATACTGACGGATCGGTCACTGCCATAGGCCCCTATTCTCAGATTGCGTTTCCCCCATCTCTAGTAAACAGGGGTGCCGCACCATCAGCAAGTCTCCTCAACCACAATGTTTGCAAGATCAAAATACCAGACATCCAAGAGGATATCGAGACAATAAAGATTTTGTACAGGTACGGGAACAAGGCCACCTTTAGAGAGTTGGCCGAAGTTCCCAATCAGCAGGTTAGCAGCTTTGGTGATGAGAACTGGGATCAGGATCTTAGGGAGTATAGCTTTTACAACGATCAAGTCTCAACGGGGGTTTCTCCTTCGGACGTCGCAAAGACTTTCGATAATTTGCCACGTCAGGCTAAGGCGCAAGCGGCCATAAGCAACAGGCTTGTTTTCTCAAACTTTAAGGAGGGCTTTGATCCGTATAAGCCTAGGGTTACTACGACGGTGCTCTTCAAAAAGAGACCGACCGAGGGTATTGACTTTACAGTAGACATTGTTCCTACGATTGAAACGACACAGTCCATTGGGGGTCAAGTAACTAATAAAACCATGGGGTTTGAGGTTGCTGTTGATCAAATCCCTAACGACATACCAGAAGACACTACCGTCACGGTGGCTTTTAGCTTTTCGCCAGACAAGAACTTTCACCTATATGAATCAAGAGGTGCGTACCATCAGTCCCAACACGTAGGCCCAGTATCTGGGAACTTCAGGGGGCTTCCGACGAAGGCTTATTTTGATGGCAAGTTTGGACCGAACGGCAACAATAATGACTATGAAATAGAAGACATTACTGCCTTTGTTGAAAACAGCAACAGTGGCGTTGACCAACTGGTCAATAATGAAGAGCCTATTATTCCAAACGGGTCACCAGCGCACATGCTGTTGAACACTGGCAACGGCTCTCAGGGGTTTGCGGGCGCATGGTACTCTGGTCAGGGGAGCAGCAAGAACACTACCTCTGGGCAGCTTACGCGCGGCCTCAAGTATGATGAAAACTTTCCTGATGAAAACCAGCCAAACGTAAACGCTGTCTTTGGTAGAAACTTTGGCGTGGGGTACAGGGCTGACAACAATTCAGGGGCTGACTATCCGTACAAATTTACAGACGGAGATGGGTTTAGACAATCCCCAAGGTATAAGGCCAGGCTAAGCGGTGGAGGGGATTTTATCACTAGGGCTGGATACGGCACAAGTGCTGGAGCCCCACTCATAATACAGGGGACAAAGCTTTCTTTCGACCTGAGCTTTAGGATAACTCAGGACATAGAGAACGGTCGTGAGGTTGTCGCAAAGACGATTCAGGACATTATGATTGGGAAGCAAACCCCAACATACTCAGCCAAGGTTGAAATTTTAGCCTCCAACAACAAGTTCCTTTACAACTTGGACGTGGGGTTGACTAACGGTAGAAAAATATATCAGTCGGACGTAGAGAAGAATCTTATCTCTATGGCTTCGCATATTGGTAATACGGCTACCACCAATATGATGAATTTCGACAACATTCTTGAGGTAAATAAAATCGATGGAGTGAAAAATAGGAGGCTTCCTATGCACTACTTTATACTCAATAAGGCGGAAGTTAAGTTCTACTTCGAGGAGGCCATAAGGCCTGCTGCAATGACTGCAGCAAGGAAAGCTTTTCAGCTCTCCATTGCGAGTATAAAGCCAGATTTTACTGACGGCATATACACTTGCATCAAGAGGCCAGAGCCTAACGTTCCG